GGAGATTCTGATGGTGTACCTATTGCCATGGGTTTATGTCCTTCTTGAACCTAAATGATATGTTTTCATAATACGGATATTCAATAGTGTTATTTATAACATTAGAAATTTTGCTCATATTCAATAGCCCATGGATGATTTTCTTCTTCTCGTTCAATTTTGGCTATCTGATCGCTACCATCATCTATAAATCCGAATGAAGGTATGTCATTTTCAATCTCTGCTATCTTTTGATCGTATAACATTTGTTTTATATTAATGTCGGTTAAGTCTCTAAACATCTCAGTTGAACAGAAATAACCAAACATAACAAGGTTCATCATGATATCGTCATGATTGCCTTCAGATGCCTCATATGATTGTCCCTTTGATATGAATGTTGATATCTCAAGTATGGTTTCTTCGTCAACTATCTCTAATTTTTCGGTCTCTAATAGATCTTTTATTGCCGAGCATCCAAGTCTTTTAACCTTACGAGTCATCTCAGTACCAAGCGCATTTGCTTTGATTGAGCTTGAAACATGCATATTCTCATATTCAAAGTCGTGATATAATCCATTACATACAACCTGTCCCGAATCATTTGACTCAATTACAGTATATGCATTGTTGTATAAAACTGCGTACTTATATATAACAGTAGGGAAGAGGATAGGAGATATAGTGTTACAGCGATATACAGCCACCTGTCTAAAAGGTTTCGTGCTAATGTCGATTAAGGTAAAAGTTGAATAGTCCTGACCTCTTCCTCTTGCAACATCAACACACATAATATAGTCGTGTTTCTTGTTAACATCTTCATAGACTAATAAGTTGCCACCTTCTCCGACTTTAAATGGGGCTTTTGCCCTGAGTTTCATAAGCGTTTCGGCATTAATAAGTGTATCACCAGTACCAAAGAATGTATTACCAAACTCTTGATCAAATTGCAATGGTGATGTATTAGATATTGTCTGTAGTTTCCACTTTTCATCTCGACCAGGAACATCCCACCAATCAACACGGAATGGTTTATAATCATTTACACCTTGCTCTGCACCTTGCCATAGATTATAGAACATATTGCCAATACCATTGGCAGTAGATGTAATAATAACCTTTGTACTTGTACCAGATGAAATAACCGGATAGGTAGACGTATAGAATTCTGTAGCCTTTTCAACAAATGCAAACTCATCAAGATACAATAACGAAACAGAAAGACCACGAATAGAACTACCAGACGTGGCAGCAGCAAGGATCCGTGAGTTATTACTAAACTCAATAGATCCTTTGTTTAACGCTTTTGTACCAGGTTGTAGAAAGAACGGTAGATTTTCTAGCATCAATGTAACTCGAGCCAGCATCTCACGTGCAGTCGCACCTTTGTTTGCTAATATAGCAATCGTCTTTTCTGTATGAAACAGTGCATACCATAGCAGATATGAAACAGATGATATAGATTTACCTGACTGACGGCACGCTAATACAATATTAAACCTATTCTCATCGAATGATTTAAACATCTTCTTTTGATAAGGATATAACGCAAAGGGCACTAGGCCTTTGTCTAAGTTTATAACTTTACAATAAGTAGTAGCAAAATATGCAGGATTTTTCATGCATTTTTGATATTCTTTTATAAGTTCTTTTGTCCACTTTTCATCTATGCCATCTCTTTTTACTTGAGAATTACCTAGATAAGTGGTTTTATCAGTTGTTATCATCTTTGTTCAATTGCGGTGTTATGTCTACCACATTACTCATTGTTTCATCATTATCTTGTAACATTCTCTGTAGTTCTGCCGTAGATCCTACAAATAGATTATTTGTAGTTTGTTCTATTTTCTTAATCTCTTCTGCAGATATATCTTTATTCTTCTTATTGAGGTCCATTAACTTATCGTTAACATCTGATACGTTTTTAATCATACCAGATAAAACCTCAAACGCCCGTGGGTGCTCGGACTCACGTGCAACTTCTATCATAAGATCAAGGCTTTCTTTACCTTTTTCTATGAGATCATAGTAGGTTTGTCTAGAATAGTTATAGTCATTGCTTACATTATCTGGTTCTTTTGTCATTGGCTACTATCTATATGTGAAACTAAGGTTGTTGTAAATCCATAATCACTATCAGCCGAAACATTTAAAGGGTTAGGAAGCACTGTTAGTGTTGAAACCTTTGTATCTGAATCAGCTGCTAAACCATTTGCTATGTCCATTAAGTATTGTTCTGTTTCTATCTTACGTATTATCTGAGTATTTATAACACCTGAATAGAAATTAGCTTCCATTTCAAAATCAAGCTGATATACAATGGTTCTACGTGCATCCATTGATCCTTCATAATCATCTGAGTAACTCATGCCCGATAATGTAATAGGACAATCTTCTAGTATGTCAGCATATTGACTGAATGGTTTGATTGTAATAGTATATTGCGGATTAAAATACGGTATGATCTGCTCTACGATCTGTAGAGCTTCATCTTGAGCTTTTGTAAATATATTCAATTGCATAGAAAGATTATATGGAACAGGACTATATACTTTAACACGATCACTATCAGTAAGACCAACTCGATTAAAATTACTTGTCTTCTGGAGCTGTCTCTCGGGCGCGTACGTGTACGCCAGGATCTCGAAAGACATACGTGGTAGTTTCAATGCTACTTTCTGATCTAAATCTAAATCAGCATGTTCTCTAATTCTTTCAAGAAACTTAGCTTTAGGTGCATATGAAAGTGGAACTTTCTTTGTTTGAATAACGTTGCCGTTACTGTCTTTGTTTAAAACGTATATATTATTAAAGAGCGATCCAAATATGGCCACGCTTTTTCTTATACGTTCATGATAAAAATATGCATTCAACATTTATTGTACATCTCCAAACGGATTCGTTTCACTAAAATCTAAGAAACTCATAACATCATTAGTAGTTTCGAATACATTATTCTGTTCAGTTTTATTTTGTTCTAAACTTTCTGCAACAACTGATGGAGTTGCTAAGTTGTTTGAAATTGCACCCCTGACCTGTCTTCCTGTGACCGGTAAGTGGAATGCACCATCGTTTGCACCAAAGTTGACCAAGTGTAGGATATTATCAGAATCACTCCATGCCGCAACTTCACCAGTTAAAATAGTACCACTTGTAAATGTCTGTGTGACATTTTCACCAATAGTATATCCAGCGCCGGCGCTATCCATCGTAAGAGAGACACGATATCCAAAATCTGATTGAATACTATTAACATCAGCAATACCGGTATCAAGATCTTCACCGCTGTACTCGAATAACTGACAACGCATCTTATATGTAGGAAGATTGCTTAACTGATAGAACGGAGATTCATGCTCAACATGCATAATCTCAAATAGTTTATTTGAAAGCGATAACCAAATCAGATCACCTTCTTTTGGTCTTAATACTGTAATAACATTACTTCCAGAAGCAATCACCTGTGACCATCGCTTCCTTGCAACTATAAACGTTGCTTCATCTCGTATCTCTACACCAAACTTAGTAAAGAGATCTCCTTCACCATCAAATCCTTCTGTATTTTCTAGATACATTTCAATTTTATAGGCAGAAGTAAAGCTGCTTGCCACATCTTCGCCTAATATCGTATTCTCGTTAACAATAGTCCGCGGAAGATAATAGACATCTTGACCATAGATCTTCATTGACTCTATGATAATATCTTCATATAGATTCTGTTCTGATTTGACTCTTTGACTAAAATTTGGATTTCTTGCCATATTGCTATCCTATAAAGAAATCTGCTGGCATTTCGTGCTCTAGCCTTATTCTTTCTCTTAGTTTATCTACATCCTGTGAAGCATCATCATATATCTGTCTGCCGTTTAATGTGACTCCACCTGGAAGTATCATACCATCGAACTTAATAAGATTCTGGCCCCATTGCTGTTTAAACAGTGCAGTTGTATATTCTTTCAACCATAGATCATTCCATACAGTTGTATAGTCTGAATCATTGATTTCTTTATAGACTTCAGCTACAATGTATTTACCTGCAATAATATCTTTATCTGCAAAGTCGCCATGTATGTAT